AAACCAAAACTTCTTTGATATGCAGGTGAAACATCTCCACCATCTTGGTAAGAATAACCTAATAAAGTATTCATGTTATGTTCCTAACATTGTGTAAAAATATAATTTTACGTTTTAAAGATAATAAATTGTATAATAATTTCAAAGTAACCATTTTAATTTATTGTAATAATTACTATTAAGGACTTGGGTCTTGTAACCATAACCAATACTCTTTTCCATTTATATGTATTCCTATTTTAGCATTAAAATTATTTAAATTACTTGGTGTGCCAGAAGCATCAGCAGCAGCTTCACAAAATATTGATAATGTAGACCCATCATTACTTGTTTCAGTAGTGGTATCTTTAGCTCCAATGTATACTGTATCATCTGTATGAGCAGATGGTGTTGTACCATTATGAACAAACATTCCACCAGATGGACTTCCTTGGAGTGCTGAACCACCACCTACTTGAATAGACTCATATGCTGAATCTAAATATAAACATTTATCTAGTCCTCCAGATGCAACTCTAAAATCAATACCATTTTCTTGGGCATTGTTTACAGTAACTCCTGATGAATGAACGTGCAATGATGGTTCTCCACCTGCATTAGAATGGTCTGAATAAAAAGCTATTGTATTTTCTCCAAATTGAATTTTAGTACCAGTATCTCCTGTATGCTCATATATTTGAGAAGCAGAGATTTTACCATTTATATCTATGTTACCATTTATATCAACATTACCTGTAAATGTAGAATTACCACCAACGGATAGATTTTTATCTACTATCTGATTACCATTTGAAGAAAGATATGTTTTATAAACCCTTCCTCTTTCTTTTTTAAAAAGAGCTAATGGTTTATTTGGTTCTTGAACAAAAGATTGTTCTCCCTCTTTCATTCCATTTTTTGAAGGAGCATAACGAGATGGTCTTTTTGTATCAGAAGTTACAGCAGTAGACTCCTTACTGTTTTGTAATTTTCTCGCTACTCTATCATATGCCATTATGAAACCCTTTTCTTTACAATTCTATATTCAATAGATATATCATTAATATCAAAAGTACCATCAACTTCCTGTGGATTAAATTTAAATTGTATACTTTGACAGGATATAGGAGAAGATGGAGTAAAAGTTGCAACATCCCATGCAGTAGCCTCATTTAAATCCCCAGAATGAGTACCAGCTGGAGATACACTAGAACCAGTAGCAAAATCAGTCCATGAATTTTTACCATCTATAGAATATTCTAATGGAGTTATTTGGTCAGCAGATGATTTATATGTAGCATAAACTTTATATATTCTTTTAATTCTTGATGGGTCTCCAAAATCTATATCTCTGGTAGTTATATTAATCTTACTTTGAATAGCTGGTTCATTATTCCAATATCTCATTTCCGATGTTCCACTACTATCATATGCAAAAAATAAATTACCCTGCCAATCAGTTACAAAATTTGTGTATTCTTTTTGGTCAGTAAAAGCATTGTCTGCAAAAGACCAAGCCTTACCTTTAAAATCATATATATAAGCATCTCCACTACTTACACTTCCATTTGCTGCTACTCCGCCATAATTACTACCAGTGTGATTTTGACCACTACAATCTTTCATCACTATTAATTGTTTTCTTCTTTTTTCATAGCCTAATATGCTATAGCCAACTTTTGGGCTAAAATTATAAATAAAATCATTCCAAGCTGGAGGAAAAAGACCATTAGCACTACTGGTTTCTACTATTTTATTTTCTATTAAATTTGTTATACGTCTGCCATCATATATATAACATCCATTTTCATTTATCCAACATATTCCATAATCTGTACGAATAACAGCAGCTGGATGCTGCACTCCATTATGTTTTATATTCTCTTCTAAAAACCAATTTGAATCTGAAGGAGAAGATATATTGATTATTTGAACAGATTTTTGTTTAAAGGCTAATAATCTATCAGCAAACTCTTCTAATTTAACATAATCTTCAGCGTCACCCTTTACAACATCTATAAAATTATGAGAAGGAAATGTATCAAATTTATTAGGCACACTATACATTAACCTGTCTCCATATATTGTTGCCTGACCAGTTTCTGGGTTTACTATTTTTACGTTAGCAACAAAAGTTCTTCTATTTGCAACAACAGCAGTTTTCCAACCTTCATTTATACCACCAATACTAATAGAATCTATTGAAGCTGGATAACCATTAATTGTTTCATAAGTATCTAAATTAGGAATAAAAGAAACGGCTTCTTCACTATATAATTCTGTTTCAGCTGCACCAACACTATCAGATAAAGGATTCCAACCTGTTTTAGCAACTGTACCTGATGTAGCATGAGTTATATCACTCTCCGCTCTCTGTACATAATCAGCATCCAAAGAAGTTCTTATTCCCTTTCTTAAACTTATATCAACTAGAAGTGTCCAAGGTTCATCACTTGCTCCATCTTTTCTAAAATATACTCTACCACCACTAATTCGTTCACCATAATTTCTTTCAGCCCTCACCCTTATTTTTTGTCTATAAGCAGCTGTTGCTGCAAAAGTATTACTACTAGTAGGAACAAATAATAATGATTCCTGATTCTCATCATATATAAAACTAATCGCAACTTGATATGTATCACCAAGCCAAGTTGATGCTACATCAGAAGTTTCTGTAATTGATATATTAAAACCTGCTCCAGCAGTAGTTAAATAATCACTCCCATCAGAATTTCCAGCACCACTAGTTGTATCAATTTTACATTCAGTAGGAGCTGCTAGATTATTTAAATTATCATAAAACCCATGAAAAACAGTAAAATTACTAGGGCTTCCACCACTAGTATCACCTATAAGAATATTGTTTGATGTAGTATTTTCAAAATGAACACGCTCAATATAGGAAAGATGTTGTACAACAGATGAATTTTCAAAATTACCATCACAGGCTCTCAAAGCACCATCAACAAAATAATAGGATATTTGAGAGTCACCAGAAGCAAGAAGCGTATCTGTGCCGTCATATCTTAAATTCAAACTTGATATATTATCTGCCCAAGCATCTGCACCTTGACTTTTTTCCCATATATCAACCTGACCAGTAGCAGCATCTGCAAGTGCTACAAGAGTTTCTCCAATAATGTGACGCTTAACAGTGGCTGTTGTATTTGCTTCTGCTACAATACCCGGCTTAATTTTTATTTGTGAATCATCAGCATCTGAACCTGTATCATAAATTCTTTTAAAACCATTGTTTAAAGCTGACCCAGTTACAGATATTACACTACCTACTGGAAATTGGTCAGCTTCATCCGCTTTAGCTCTTAATTCAATTATGTCTTTATCAATAAAATCAATAGATTCAGCACCAGCAGTTCCAGTTGATGAATAAGTTCTTGCACCAAAATCCGATTCAAATACAGCAAGACCATAACCAGCAGCTATTGTAGCATCTCTATCATTAATAGTGGAATTATAATCAGCCTCACCGCCCCTAGTACGAATTACTCCCTGCTTATCGAGCATTACATCAACAGCATTGGCAAGTTCGTTTTGACTTAAATCTCTAGGGTCTTTTAAATTATTTATACCACCAGAAAAGTTATTAAGGGTGTGAATCTGCTTTGGCAATTATTATCCCCACAGTTTCCATTTGCTTTGAATTACTGCTTTAGCAACGTCAAGAGCTTCTTTCATTATTTTATCTTTCTCTGCTTTATCTAACTTCTTATCTTTGTATCCATCTTCTAATGCTTTTACCATCTCGCCAATCTGTACAACAATATTTCTATTCTTAACAGTTACAGACGTAGCATATCCAGCTACTCCTAGTCCAATCATATAAAAAAAGTTAGACCAGCTAACCCATTCACTTACGAAGTCCATGTAGTTCTCCTTTTATCTTTTCTAGTGTTTCTTTCATTTCAGCTATGTCAGCAGTAATTACATCTAATTTATATGTAATTAAATTTCTATCTGCTACAAGCTCTCGATTATCAACTTTTAATTCTAATTCTTTTTTTATAATATTTACATCGGCTTTCATAAATCCAAAAGCAAGAGTCATAGAACATACTATCACTAAAATTGCAATTACATTTTCAATAGATATATTAGTATTCAACTTCATTAGCGTTTGCCATTAATTCTGCTAACACTCCCTTTAACTTCCATCATTACATCTGATAAATCATTTAATTCTCTAACCATTTCTTCATGTCTTCTATCTCTAGTTTCATCAGATTTATTCCACCTATCTAACATCTTTAAAACAATAGATTCAATATTAGAAATATCATTACTCTGTCCTTTATTTTCAATCTTTAAAGCTTCCAAAGCTTCAGCTTGTTCATCTGCTCTTTGACCTTGTTTAATGTATCCATAAACAAATAAAGCTACAACAACTCCCATTGCTCCATATTCAGCGTAGTATGACATAAAATCTTCCATTATTCTTCTTCCTCTCTACAATCATCGCAAACACCATGCATAGCAATATTTATAGGTTTATCACATTCTATACAATGAAATGGCATTGGCATTATTTAGCCTTCATCGTTAAATCTACGTAGACCTTTAAATCGGACTTAATCTCTGCATTCCACTTTTTTATCTTACCTAATTCATCCATAATAATATCCATTCTATGCTGTAAGTTTTCGTGTTTTTCGTCAAATCTTTTTAAAGTATCTTCCACTTTTTCTTTTAATATAAATCTTACTACACTATATAGAGCAAAAGCTAAACCAACACTAATAGCAACTGGGAATCCTAACTCTTGTATTAATGTTATAATATCAGAGGTCATTTAAAATCCCCTTATTTCAACTTTTTCACTTTTTGTTAATTTGAAAACGACCTTTTCATCACCATTATCTGTTTTAATTATTTTATGCTCATACTGCTCATCAAGAGCCATTGGGTAGTCCTCAAATAAAAGAGGTTTTGTAAAACAAACAGGCATATTAGAGCTTATACACGCATTGGCTATTGAAGGTCTTACAAGTCTACCATTTTGAGTCCCACCTAAATATTTAACATTATCCTTTACAGTAATTCTATTCATTTCGTTATATTTTCCCTAACAGTTTCATTAAATTTATATATCCTTTTAAGTCCCGCATTACTTTCGTTTCCTTTTTTTCTTTCCCCAGCTTAGAGGGTTTAGGTTTAATTCTTTTTGATACCAATCTAATTGTTCTTCCATTTGTGCAATTTTAACTTCTTCTTCCGCTATGTGCTTATTGACAAGTTCTTCAATGTTGGTATCAGATAATTCAACTCTTCGCTCAAGTTCTCCAATTCTATTCTCAATTTGTAAGTACGAATACACAAGTCCAGCGACAAGTACAAGCACCTGCCCAGCCCACTTAAGATTAATGCTAACAACAGTATTATCTCCCACGACAGTTGCCCTATAAGACCTTGCTGTTTTAGGCTTCTCACTCATTTATCCAGAGAAACTAATTGCAATCATTAAAACCCAGAGCATAAGAAGAAACCATCCACCTAATAATAACTTTTCATTCTTTTTCAAATCACCATCCACCACGCAGCTGCTGTTTCTACAAATACATCTGATGCTGTATTAATTGCCCAACGCTGTTTAGTTCCATAAGTTTCTTCTGTACCTTCTACATAAACCTCAAATATTTCCCAAGCAATACCTATGATTAATACCCATAATACTGCCCATAAATCTGATGCTCCTAACCATTGTGCTACTTTCGCTATAAATAAACCAGCTGCTATATGATAACTTGTCCACCCATCTAATGCTCCTGAACTAACTTGCCAAGAATAAAATGTTGCTAGTGGGTTTTTCATATTACACCTTTATATGTTTTGCGTTAAAGTTTTCAACTATCCTAGATAGTAATTCACTTTTACTTTCACTAGAACCATAAGAGATACCTCGTTTATCATAGAAGTCTTTTATTTCTGCTTTCGTATTTGCATCTGTAGGATAATCTTCTTGACTCGTAGCGACACCATTAACTAAATGATGCTTACCAATAATTACTCTACCATGTCCATCACCATGTTTCTTTTCACATTCATCAACAAAGTAGTTTTCTATATTTGCAAAACTATCTGAACGCCTTACAACAGTTCCATCTACTTCTACAAAGTAATCATAACCAGATGAAGGATAAGTCAAGGTTTCGACAGTTCCGTCTG